TGGAACTTGAACTAAATGAGAACATTTAGGTGGAGGTGAAAGCCTTCAGTTCAGTGATGAACGAGGGCTTCTCGGTGATATTGACGATGGCACGGAGCCAGTCTTTATCGGTGGTGATGAAGGGCGGGTCCTCGGACTCGAACTCAGCTTTGTATTTGCTACGCATGTAGCGATACAGGATGAGAATCGGCCAGCTGTTGAGGGCAGAGTCGATGAGGATGCCAGTTAGTCTAGCGACAGACATGGCCGGTCCTTGCACCGGGTATTCCGGATAGAGAGCCAGTCTGATGAGCTCAGCGGTGTCACGATCCACTCGGGAGTGACGGGCGCAGTGGCCGAGGAAGTGGAGTTCTTCCGGGCGGAGGGCGACCACGCACTTGTGGGGTGAGAGGGTGATGTTGAGCGTAGACAAAAGGCGGGCGAACAGATCTAGATCTGGCCAGCCAAGGGACTGCGGGATGCCGAAGAGGGAATCGTCCCCTAGGACATATGTGGTGAACACTTGCTTGTATATCTTCAGTTGGAGATACGCCATGAGTATTGAGTTGGCGATCGAGCCTATGAGTGATGTGAAGTAGCTTCCAGATGGGATTCCCATCCGTTTGAGCCACATTCGGCCATCAGGCATGACAACTGGAGTGTTGATGAAGAAGTGTCGGGCGTATTCGAACGCAGCTTCTTCCATGGGTCCGGTGAAGACCAAGTTCTGGCGAAGAATGTCGAAGGCGACATTGATCAGCCAAACAGGGATAGAGGCGTCGAATGACTTGATATCCAATCCAATGCCGATACGCGGGTCGGTACCTGGTACGGGATTGAGAACCTGCTGAATGAGCATGGGCAGGCGACGGTATAGCTTGAGGCCAATAACCATCGGCTCACAGCGTTGGCTGTAGGCTTCGATAAGTGGGGCGGCAGTGAGTCCTTCGATGATGATGTTTTCGAAAGATTTGCCCCATACGTGACGTATTTTGGGGTTGTCGAGGGTGGACAACTGGGTTCTAGTCCATGCGAGATCAGGGTGATAGCGGAAGGGGCCGCGATGTGAGCGGGGGCCTTCAAGCCACCAGTTGAGACTGGAGACGGCGCGTCTGATAGCTTCGTCATGGTTGCCAGGTGCTCCTTTCTTTCCGATGTAGCCCCATCCGGCGGATGAAGTTGGAATGAATGGCACTTTCTTGAGTTGGTCCCAGCGAATGGTAGTTGCGGGGGTCTCGAGGCGGTAGAGTTGTGAGACATGGTCGATTGCCTGTTGCATGACAGGATCGGTGGGCATGGGAACATGTGGTTGATCATATTTCCACAAGTTGTAGTAGTGACCTTCTAAGGTGTAGAAGGCACGAGAGTATCCGTCAAAGTCTTTGACGACTTCGGGGTCGAGAAGTTCGTTGAGGCAAACTTCGACAAACGGATCTTTGATTACTCCTGCGTTCTGCAGGTAATGAGGTCGCACTCGGGTCAGATAGACGAGAGTGTTGCGAGTAGGTCGGTCCATCTCGTTTCGGCGGAGGACTGACATAGCAATCTTTGCTAGGGGTGGTTCACACGTGGGAGCCAGTAGTAGCGAGCAATATGCTCAGGTAGTAAAAGTTGTGTATAAGCTTATTCGTATCGGGATAAGAG